CATTGATTGCTCTCACCAGGATAGCACATGACACATTGTAAGTTGCACTTGTTGCCCAGGCGTAGATCCAAAGACAATATCTTGTGTTCTGTAATTGTACCATCTTCCAAAGTGATACGTTGGGCATCATCTTTAGTAAAATTATACATGGTTGCTTCCCATTCATTGCGAGATCGCTTGCCGGCTTCTTTTTCTATCTTGCACCTGCGGCACTGTTCAGGCCATTCGTTATTGATAATCTGTTTACGTATAGTTTTGAGTGTGCTACAATTTAATACATCTGTGCCTTTGAGATCATCGATCCGTAAATGTTCAAGCAGAGTGTTCTTGTTGCCTCCGCTTTGACTATGAGAGCACACTCGTAAGTAACCGTTGCTCTTGACAGCAATGTGACTCCATGGAAGGGGACACCATAGGTTATTTGAATTGTTCATTTAATTTGTCAAAACTACCACATTGTTTTCCGCACTCTCTCAACCCAGTAGTAGTCCAACAACTTGCAATTTTATTAAAGTACCCCGAATCAAAAATTTCTTCTAACTTGGTCTTCTTTAAATTAGGGTATACTCTGATTTTGTCTTTATAATCAATTCTAGTTAGATTAAATGGTTCATCCCATTCGTTATCTAACCAACAACAGGGCGTAACATTACCAGTTGCACTAACATACAGTTGATTACTTTGTTTAGCCTTACATGTGATTGTTGGCAACACTTCCTGCTTTGTCTTATTAATTTTTGGAAGCATTGCTTCGCTTTTTTCAGTAGGATATAAGACATGAGTAGTTCTGCCTTCTTCGTCTATTACTGGCATATAATCGCCACGAAACCGACTAGTGTTTTTTGCTGTAAAATCTTTGAACCCCAGTTGTTTACTTAACTCTCGACACTTGTCCACCTGATGCATGTTATGCTGGAATATCAGCATATCCCATCTAGCGGCGCCGCCAGCACCTATAAAGGCCGTAGCGTTATCAATAATTGTTTGCCAGTTTGTTGAAACACGATATAAACTATGCGTATCTACTAGACCGTCAATTCCGAACACTACAACTACATTTAATTTTGCAAGAGACTTCCACCAATCTAATGACCTAGCACTGCCATTGGTATGCATGTTCAATAATATATCTGGATTGTGCGTTCTAACATATTCAAAAATTTCCAATGTGTCTTTGGCAATTATCGGATCACCTAAATTACCACACATAAAAAGTTTAGATAGCTGTTTAATAAATTCTATATCAAACCATTCTTTAAATTGCTTGAGTGTTATTTCTTCCAATGTTATATACGGATTGATAGGGCCGCCGCCGGGACGACGCGGACACATTGGACACCGTGCCTGACATTTAGAAGTAACCTCTAAATGGACTTCGCGAATATCAGAATAGTTATACATAGCGTCTACCTATTATCATGTACCTAGTGTACAATTGCGTTTGAAATTCGCCTCGCCATATCACACGTATATGACTTTGATTTTCAAATTCTTCAATACTATGGCATATTCTTACATGCTCGGGAATATCGTAGTTGTTACTTTGTAAAACAAGAAGGCTTCCCGGATCAATCATTTCTAGCCAATGGTCATAATGCTCTTGGCTGATATGCTCGCAACTGGTATTGATTACCACATCTGCATCACTAGGTACATTGACCATGTCCTCACACACAGCTTCAAATTTGCCACTAATATGTTCTCCCTTGTTCATCATCTCCGCAATGGGTTTACATTCGGGATCGATATCAATGCTTGTGATTTTTATAATTTCAATTTCACTTTGAAATAACAAACTGGCCAAGGTGCCCACCCACCCACCATAAATGTCTATGGTCACAGGTTCAAACATCTTGTCTGCCAGTTTGTTCACTAGCCATATTTTGCTGTCAATCTGACCTCGCCAGAACGCTTCCAGAGTTTGTTTGGGATCCCGGCTATCACGTATAGCACACATCCAATAGTGTAAGTGGTCAGTATCTATTTGCATTTTGGTATCTTTGAGTCGGCACTGCTCACACATCTAGGAGTGACACATTTTTGTGGGTTGGAAAACAAAGTAAATTTTTCTATCGTACCCAAACTTTCTTCCTTGCAACTGTATGCTCGTTTGACCTCGTTACCTTTTATTATAACACTTTGGTACCCACTATTGCAAGTCCAATTGGTAAAACTGTTGAATCCCAATGCATTGAATCTTTCAGCTTGATCCACATAGTAATCTTGTGATCCGTCTGTTAATCTAATTTGATGCTCTCCAACTTGTTCAAAATCATTTTGCATTATGTCGATCATGTCAGGACTGTAGCCTTCCACAATGGCAGTGGCTGTATCATTGCTTTGTGGTTTGAGCGTCACATTGATTCCACGATTGCGTAGTCGTTCACAGCGTTCCAGTGTTGGATAAAACATGTCAGGTACCATGACTTGGTTCACTGTTACCAGAACCCGATCATACATCAGCTGTAAGCACTTGTCACCAAACTCCTGTTCTTTCGCATGCTCTGCATGATAGCTGGCTGTGATACTTCTACGTTGTAGCAAACAGGTGGCATTGTGCCAGTTGCGCCACCAAGTTAGGCTGGGACTTAGGTTAGTGGTCATATGCACAGTTTGGTAAGGAGTCAACACCCCATCATCCAAATGTCTGGTTAAATCCAACAGATATTTGTAGGCAGTGGGCTCGCCACCACTGAAGCTCCAATGAAACTGGTCGAAGCCATTGGCTCGTGCTTGGCGCTTGATCTCGTCCACAACAGTTTTGTACACTTCAAGCGATTGGTGATCCGGCACATCGGTTCTAGCATAGGGCCAACAGTAGCTACATTTGTAATTACAAAATCTGCCCAGGATCCAACTGACGTTAAATAAAGGACGATCCAGCATGGTTTGCTGTCCAAAATGAGTAATCTTTTCGAATGGTATGGTTGAAAATTGCATTGACAGTATTTAAGTGTGAGTATATAATTACAATGTAGACGTGAGTGGAACTGGTATACCTCCTCCCTTCGGGGAGGGATAGGGCCTTGCCCTTAGGGTGGCTTTGTAGGTTCGAATCCTACCGTCTACACCATTTTGATATACATAGACACTAATGAAAAAAGTAGCATCAAGTCCAGCCCGTCATACCTTTCAAAAGGAAGGAGCAATTGCACGGGCGGAAGAAGCGGGTGAAGAACCCAACCAAGCCTACATTGACATGTGGGAACAAATCAAAATCGACGATGCCAACCGGATCCATGATCCCGCTTGGCAAAAGAACAACATGGAGTATGATCTCCGCAGTTCAAAAGAACTTTGCGACAAAGTCAAACAGAGTGACAACTATGCTCAAAATTTGTATGCGGCCATGTGCAATATGGATTGGCAAAGCAGGGGGTTTTGGCAGGAGATGAAGGGCGAAACTTGGTCGTGCAGTTGGCGCCATGCTGGCGGCATTGTTGCTGACATGCGAGAAGAGGGTGATTACATTGATTGGTACTGCTCGGGTATTGGCAATGAGGAATTGGGCAACGGGCTGGACGGCACTATTCCAGACATTACCGACGGCCGCGACTATGTGCCCGAAGGAACTGTAACCGAAGAAATTGAACTGGACTTGAATCGATTGGGTTGGAGACCAGTTTCCATCGAACCAACTATAGATGATTAAGTAAATAACAGCATGGAAAATAAAACATACCTTGTAGAAGAACTTTTTGAAGATATTCCGGATGACCCGGACAATGTTATTTTGAAATTTCCTCCAGAAATTATTCAACACACTGGATGGCAAGAAGGCGATACCATCGATGTAAAAATCGAAAACGGAGCAATAGTGATTAGTAAAGTATGAGCAAAGACGATATTTTAGAACTTACCGGAGTTGTAGAAGAAGTATTACCCAGCAACATGTTTAGAGTCAAAGTTGAAAACATGTCAGACCTTCTGCTTTGTTATATGGGTGGCAAACTCAAACAACATAAAATTAGGATCATTTTGGGCGACAATGTCAGAATCGAAGTCAGTACATATGACTTGTCCAAAGGCAGAATTACCTACAGGCTCTAGTTGACACTTTGACTTTTTGACGTTACAATAACTAATATTAACTCAACTAGTGAGCAATCAATGTCAAACAAGGAGTTTCCCACACAGCAAGTGCTTGAGCTAGCTTGTGCGGCGCAACGGATTAACGGTGCTTATATCAAAGAGGAGGCGCCGGTGTATTCGGAAGATGGTGCGTTCATGTATCTCAAACATACCAACAAGATACAAATGCTCTGCACACTGGATTACACTATTTGGACTGCTGATCCAAAAGATGCACCAATGCCCTTGAAGGTACTACCCGTGGATGTTAACCAGGCAGAAGACATCCGCAAGTACTTTCGAAAATTCATGTTCAGTGCAATCGAAGGTGTAAACGAATTCCAAACCAACGTGAACACGATACTGTCAGGCGACACAGTGAAACAAAATCAATTTGGTTATGTGGCTTGTTTGCCCAGCGTTTATGTGAAGGACCTTGTTCACACCAAGAT